GTCTCTCGAATCCGAGTTCTTCGAGAGACATGCCCCCTCTCCATTGGAGAGGGGGCAGAACTCCTCATCTCTGAAATGAGAGAGGAGATTGAGACTGCTCTAAAGATTGTCCGCACATTGTGGGCGGCTTTCTGGTCTCACTGGGGTGATCTGTTAGCAGACCCCCTTCCTGACTTGAAGGCATCGATCTTGATGTACCTTCCTTTTTGCCGTAAGGATCAGCGCTTCATTCCCTTTTTGAAGTATCAGCTTTCCTACTTGTTCGCGAAAAGAATGTATCAGCAGGAATTACCGGAAGAACCCTCTTGGAATTACCATTCCAAGGGTTTAGTTCTTTGCGGGAAACTTGGTGTACTCTTTAAGCGACAAGTATTTGGAAAGAAGATGCGAAATTGGGAATTTGCAAACACTGTATTACACGGGATAAAGAAAGGTTTACCTCAGATGGGTGACTTCTTGTTGGCCGAAAATCTCCGGAAGCACGCTTCCCGGTTATCCACAAAACGAGAGACTCCTTTGGAGGCTCTTGAACAAGTTGAGAGGACCACTAGGGAGATCGTTGGTAAAGGAATAGTGTATGAAGAATACTCGAAAGTCTCTGACTATACGAGTTTGTCTACAAACGCTTGTTTCCAAAACTCACGATCGAACTATGGTCCCCTTGGTCTCAACTTTGTTCTGTGGTTGAACGGGGAATCGTCACCGGCTTACTGGATCACTCAACTTGATCTCAATCTCGATCGAATGTACTACATTCCTAGACTAAATAGGGTGGATGCTCTTTACATCCCTTACCCGTTCGTCAAGGAACAAGTCCAATTAGATCGGTCACGAGCTCTCAATTTGATTGATAACAGTAAGGCGGAGGAGGAGATTCTGACTGAAGACAACGTATCTTTTAAGGGTGCCGCGTCTGTGAAAGCTATCTTTGAACCACTAAAGGTAAGGTTGATCACCGCTGGTGATTACCTCTCTAATGGTATATGGGGGTCCCTCCAGAAGGTACTATGGCGAAAGCTTCAGAAGTTCCAGTGTCTAGGTTTAACCGGTAAGTCGGTGGAAGTCGATGAAATCTATGAGATCGAAAACAACAGTTTTGTTGATTTCGACCTTTGGGTTTCGGGCGACTATTCAGCGGCTACGGACAACATGCACATGGATACAACTTTAGCGATGATCAAGTACTTATCTGGAGATCCCATTACCCAGGGAGTCCTAACTAAAGGCCTGGTAGGTAACAAAGTAACTTATGCAGATTTGGCAGACGATGGAATTGATGTACCGGATGATTTCGTGATGAAACGGGGTCAACTAATGGGTTGTGTCTTTTCTTTCCCTCTTTTGTGCATTGCTAATCTGGCAATGTATCGGTGGTCACTAGAACAACGAACGGGTATTCCATGGTATCTCCATGAATTACCTGTTCGAGTGAACGGCGATGACATCCTCTTCAAGGCAGATCGGAGACTTGTTTCGATCTGGGAGGATAACATAAAGAAGGTAGGATTCGAAAAATCCATTGGTAAGAACTATGTTTCGCGAAATTTTGCGATAATCAATTCCACCTTATTCGATACGAGACGGGATAACTTCATCGAAGTTCCCTACTTCAACATGGGCTGGGTAACTGGCGTGTCCAAAGGAGGAGGAACCCTAAAGAAGAACAAGGATAGGGTCAAAACTATTGAGAATGATATTCGGCGGATTCGTCCGCAGATTGATCAAACTCGAGAGGATTGGCTCGATAACTGTCCTTCCAAGGAGTTTGTACGAAGAGTCTACGCTTTCAGGCGTTTTAGACACCAAGTACGTTTTCATAATCTTGAAGAGATTTTGAAAAATCATATTCCTTTGGATCAAGGGCGCCACGGGCTCGGCTTGGTTGAAGAAGAGAATTTGGATGGCTATTCGAATGGATTCCGTCTGTTTTTAGATCGGTCAGGGAAGGGGTTCGACTTCAGTACGTCGATCCCAGTGGAGGACTGTGTTCCGGAGATTCTAGGTTCGTGGAAACTCCCGATGTCCTTCAGAGAAAAGAGCAGTCTCAATGATTTACATTCAGATTACAGATCCTCCTCCTCTAGGAGAATTTGTAAGAAGAACTTGGACCTCTCTCACTTACGCGGTTGCGTAAAAAGGGTGAAAGAGGTTCTTGCTAGCGAGGAGGCAGGTCTTAGTCCAATGCAGCAGGTCCTTGGGGAAGGATCCCGGCAAACGGATAAGTCCTGGCTCTACGCCATCCTAGTGTAAATCTTCAGGTCGTGGGTTGCTTGAAATTCCATGCGAGTCGTGCGAGAGCACATCGTTTGAACATTCCAAGTTGGGTCATCGAGCTTTTGGAAGTAGCCGTATCCGCAGAGGATTACGCGCTATTTCGGTTTGATAGAGATAGGAAGACTTGTGCCGCGGCTGTTAAGCTTAGCGGAGTGCCGTCTTCAATCTACTTTCAAAGGTTCGCTTGACGCTTCTTCGGGACTAATAGAACGGTCTCGTGGTCATGGG